TGGATTCCGTAGCAGTTCTGGATGTCAGACCGGCAGGTGTCACAGCCCTGGTTGTATCTGTGCCTGCCTGTACTTCTTCCGTGGTCGCCAGCTCGACCAGGCCTGTGCGGGCATCTGTGGCAGCACGTTCATCCATCACGGCTTTCAGTTTTTTCGGAGTGACAATCCTGGTGTCGTCCGTACCGGCCTGCGCCTCCGACTGAGTGGCGAGCTCCGCGATACCAGCCCTTGCTTCCGTTGCGGTCCTTGATGCCAGTCCGGCAGGGGTGACGATACGGGTGTCATCCTTACCCGCCTGCACTTCATCATGCGTAGCGAGTTCGGCGATCCCCTGAGATGTGGTCGTGGCCGGAGCCATGGTGAAATCCGTAGAGCCGAATGTCACAGATGCGTTGGACAGGTTGGTAAGTGCGATATCCAGCGAAAGCAGCATCAGCGCCGCGGATGCTTTCTGAATGATGGGCAGAGACTGAGAATACACGGCAAACAGCGTACCGGATTCCGTGTACAGACCGATTTCGTATACGGAGTAGCTGTCAGTGTCATTATCGGTAACAGACACATGAATGATATTTGTTCCGACGGCTCCACCTGCCACAGCGCCCAGGCGCTTGAATTCACTCACCAGGGCTTCCTGTCCGCCCGTGGCAGTGTATTTGCCGGTGCCGAGTCCGACTTCCGTGAGTTTGACCGGCGCGGTACCTGAGGCTTCCGCATTGATGACTTCAGCAATACCGGCATCGGTGACGACGAGTTTGACGGAAGGCATGATTTTCTCTCCTATTCATAAAGTGATACAAAAACAACAGGGCGGGCGTAGGCGTGCATATCTACGGACGTTTCCGCAAAATTATCTTTCTGCTCGTTGTAAAGTTTGACAAAGACCAGGGGATGAATCACGCCGATAAAGCCGACTTCGCCGCGGCCCGTGGTCTGGAGTACAAAATCATAATGCGAGCGCAGGGGCTTGTTGTCGTCAATGAGCGCAAGGAGGTCTTCCTGCGTCTCGCTGTCGAGCGTGCCCTCCATGTCGGAAATCGTAGCGTAGACCGTAAAGGTGTGAGGCGTACCTTTCGGGCTCTTCTGCCACCAATCTTCAATGGTGGCGATGGAAGAAATGGACGCGAGCGCGCCCTTGACGGCGGAAACAGTACCCTTCTTCCGCTTGTCGATGATAGCGGTGGAAAGCACGGAACGCTTCACATCATCCGGCCAGCTTTCTCGCCACACACTTACATCCCACTGCTTTGCAATATGATCGAGCTGCACCCCGACAAGCCGGGACAAACTGGCGTATATGGCCGGAAGTTCCCGCCCTGAAGCCACAGCCGCAAGATACGGATCTATGGCCGAGGCCGCAGCCGAAACCTTCGCATCATGAGCGATACTGTCCGGCAGAACGTCGGACAGGCTGATATCGTCCAACGTTTTCATATCGATTTATATCCCTTGAAGTTGACGGTGACACCGGTACACTGAGCGACTTCATCCTCATCCAAGGTGATGAACGCCGACGGGGAAAGCGTGGACGCATCCACCCTTGCGGCTCCTGCGGCGATAACTCCGCGGATAAGCTGATCAGGCAGGATGTCACGACCGATTCTTCCCTGCTGCCAGAGACGATAGGATTCAACCGCTGCTTCCACATCCGTCTTTATCTGTTCCCCGCGGCTCTGATCTTCGGTAAGGATCCAGTAGTCCACCTTGATAGCGTACTCTTTCGCTGTGGGAGCCAGAGCGTGCACTTCATCGGTAAGCGGCCTGATATCGTCACTGGAAAGATAAGCTTCCACGTCACCAAGGAGTTCTTCGCCCGGCAGTTCTCCACCTTCCAGAAGCGGATAAACGTTGACCACGCCGGGTGTGGGCGACGTAACCGCCACGTCGATAATGGCAGGGCTTACGCTGTAAGTATGAAAGATGTAAGCCTTTGACGGCCCGGCCACGGAAAAACTGTTGGGAGCAAGCCGGATACGTTCGGCAAAGGCTGCGTCATCCTCAGCATCAGCACCGCCGGAAGTTTCGGTCAGATTGCTTGCCGATCTCAGATAAGGCATCGGAGATACGATAGTCGATATCTGCCCTTCGAGGTACCCGTTCCCTACTTCTCCCGGAGTGGTGCAGGTGGCAACGGCATCCACAGAGAGCTCACCGGGACTGATGACGGCTTCTTCGTCCGTGGCGAAGGTTGTCGCGCCGTTGGTCACCTCAAATCCCGCAGGAATGACATAGGCTTCGACCAGTTCTTCCGAGAGCGTAAAGCGGAAGGTGGTCTTTGCGCCGCTTGCCGGAAGGCGGGTCACAGCCAGATAGCGCCCGAGCTCATCGAGATAATTTCCTGTGGCATAGGAAAGCAGATTCTGTTGTGCCGCGATATTCACGGCATTTCTGAGCTGGATAATGGCGGCAGCTATGGAAAGCAGAAAAAGCCTTACAGGGTCACCGTCGGCAAGCGTTCTTCCGCTGGCCTCTTCGTATCCTGCAATAAGTCCGGACTCGATAGAGGACGGATCAGTTTCCATGAAACTGACTTCCAGCAGATTCCAGCGGGGAAGTGTCTCACTCATTGTCTTCTCCCAAATTCAAAATGACACGCGGACGGCTGATGCCTTCCATGGCATCCGATTCCGACTCTTCAAATTCCACGGCCTCGATGTTTGCCCGGGGCTCATACCGTTCTATGGCCTCGATAACTTCCGCCTGCATGAGCGAACGGGCCACAGAAAGCGGCTTGTCGAGATGTTCCCAGCTCACACCGAAATCCCTGTCCAGCGGAACACTTCCCACCCGTGTAGCCAGAATAGTGCGCACGTTCTGCACCACTTCTTCCGCTTCGCTCGCAGGCGCGAAGTTCACTTCACTCAAAGCAGTGACTGCAACTCGTTCCATAGTGACGTTCCCCCGCATTCCTTCAGGCTGATTTTTGCTTCCGCCACCTGGCACACACCGAAGCCGGTATGGTGCCTGCGCTCTTCACTGATGCTTTCCATCACGAAGCGTCCGAAATATTCTCCGCCGATAACAAGTACGTGGGCCGTACCGTCTTCCAACATTCCCTTGAGCTTTTTGAGGCCCATCAGGGGGGCCAGCCCCAGCGTGGAATCAAATCTGATACTCATGGAAATGGAGGCCAGGTCCGGTCCGATGTATTCCAGTACAGGCTTTGTGCCGATGACATCATGTTGAGCCCATCGGACAGACAGTTCCCGGCTGAGTCCGTTGAAAGTGAGTACGAACACAGACGAACAGACGAAGGGCAGAGTTCCAAAAGTTCCTACGACACCCATGAGCCTCTCCTTTTAGTGCGGTCCACCGGTTTCTCCATCCGGGCAGGTATGGGTATGACCGGTTTGCGATATGCCGCCAGCCACAACATCGCCGGAAACCATCTGGGAACCAGTTTGCCTGATATCTCCCCTGATGGTCATGGTTCCGGAGCCGCCGTCTTCCGCAGACGTGTTGATGGCACCGTTCAGGTTGATGACCGGTGCCTGTAATGTGATGGGGGCCGGACTTTTTACCGTCACAGCACCTTCAGCCTGCACGGAAACCGTGCCGGAAACGGTGAGCATGACGTCACCTTTCACGTTGCCCGTGAGCTTGTGAGTAGAACGGTCATAGAAGAACTTTGTTCCATCGGAAAACTCCACCATGCGCACATCCCGGCTGTTTGAAGGAGGCATCACTTCTCCGGCGTAGAAAGAACCGAGAATGAAGCCTTCCTCAATGCCGGTAGGCAGGAAAAGACAAAGCACGTCTTCCCCTACGTCCACGCAGCAATGGTCCCGGTTCTTTATGGTGTTGCGCTGAAGGATGGGCAGATCGAAACTCGTCACACCATCGTCATCGTCGAACGTGACACGGGCGGTCATGGTGGCGGGATTCACGCTGGTGACTTCTCCCACGCGGATGATATCGGATAGGTCTGGCTGATATCCGCTCATAGTCGCCTCAGTAGTTGTTGTTCACTCTGCGCAGAGACAGGGAGGTAGTATACCCGCTTCCGGATATGCTGTGCGCAGCTTCCTGCACGATGAAATTGCCGTCGAACGCGCCGAAACCGGACACGGCCACCACCACACCGGCGACAAGGGATGTGTCGCCCAGCAGAGTCATGGAACCGGTAACGCTTCTTGCATTAAGTTCCCGGAGCTTGGCTCTGGCCAGACGTTCGGCTTCAGATACAGACTTGGCCCTGCGTTTCAGCGAGTATTCCTGCCATTCATCGTCGGCGTTCGGATCGGTACAGGTATAGGTCATGACCGCAGGGTTCGACGATTTCTTTCCGCCGACTTTTTCCAGATCCATAGTGTAGCCTGCTGCAGCCCCTTTCGTTTTTCGCTTCGGGTCCCGATAGGACACAGTCACGGACTTGTACTTTTCCGACTGCGAGCTTTCAAAATTCCACGACAGGATAGGAGAACGGTTAAGCGTCAACGTCCTGACCGGTTCTTTTTTTTCGTAGGAGGCCTGATCGAAAAGGACGATTTTTTCATCGGTGACCTTCAGGGATATCCCCATCTCTCTGCAGAGCCGCGAAAGAAAACCGAGGTCGCTTTCCCTCTTCTGGTCCTGCCGGTCATAAACGGGGTTTTCCTGTGCGTCATACAGAAGTTCCAGTCCCGCCTCTCTGGTTATGGCGGCAGCGATATCTTTCAGAGTCGTTTTCTCCCATGCGCGGTTTTTCAGCTTTCGGCGGATGGGCTTGTTCAACGGAATGGAAACCGCCTTCATGTTGAGCACCCGGGGGCTGCCGGACGCGCTCAAAGCGTCCACAAAAAAACTGCCGCAGTACAGCCGGGACGTGCGTTTTTCAGCCACCGTCCCTGGAGTGATGCAGGCTTCTATCCTTTCCCCACCGTCGGGCGTCCACAGCCCTGCCCATACACCGTGGGGATCCTGCAGCGTTATGGAAAGCTCGTCGGCCTCATCCTTTTCCTTGTCGGTGTACGACAGGGAAAGCAGGTCCGGGGCAAGGCTTTCCGTCATGTCTTTTTTCTCACTGGTGAAATACAGCTCGAAAAATGTCCGTATCGGCTGATCCATGGTTACTTCCTTTTCCACGGCGGCAGGTTGATGTCGTGGGCTGTGGAACGCGTATCAATCTCCGGCGTCACGATTTTCACGCCGTAAGGGAAAAGTACGACGCTCCTCAGGCCGATGTTTGCAGCAATGAGCACATCCATGAAATGCTCATCGCCATACACGCGTTTCGCCACCATGTCCCAGGTCTCGCCCATCCGGCTCAGTGTCGTTTTCATCAAAAATTCCCTTGTGGTTTGAGACCTCCCCCCTCAGGGGGAAAAGAGTAGTTGACAAGACGGCGAAGCCGATGAAATCCTTTTCTGTACCCCCTCCCTGAAGGGAGGGGCCATCCGCACGACCCCTGGCCGTCGGCTGCGGAGTCAGTCGGCGGATGGGGCGACTGTGGATTGAAACATCTCATCCCCCTACGCATAGGACAGGCGTTCCCGGTCTCTCATCATCCGGTCGAACTCGCGGCGGAAATCCATCTGGGCTTCCTTCATGCCGCGTTTCACGGATTCGTAGGCGTCCGCTCCACCACTGACACTGATGACCGGAGAAAAGGTGATCTGATATGACGACGCGCTGCTGCTGCCGAGCGACGGCAGCAAAGATGACAACCGGGACAGCGGAATGACGGCTTCCGGTTCGGTGCCTTCTCCTATGGCTGCAAGCGTAGGGCCGGTGACAACACCGCCGGACGCCATGGCGGGAACAGCCAGAGCGTTTAAATCGCCGCTTTCTATGGCATCCATCTGCTCCCGGCTTGCCCACGAAGGGCCTTTTCCTTGGCTCATGGCCGAGTATGCGTTTACCGCGTCGCCTGCGCCGCCGATGATATTTCCCAGGAAATTCCAGACCGTTTCCAGCAATTCGACCAGTCCGGAAATTTTATCGCATACAAAGGCAACAGCACTGTCTACGGCATTCCTGAACGACTCGCAGTTTTCATAAGCGTACATAAAACCGGCAGCCGCCGCACCGATGGCGGTCACGATCAATCCTATCGGATTGGCCTTCATGGCTACATTGAGCGCGGTCATGGCGATCTTCATGTTCTGCCACGTCTTATAGACGGAAACCAAAGGCGATATCACAAAAAGCGCGCCGAGACGCAGGGCATGAAACGCCATCACTCCGGCGAGAAGCGCAGAGCCGAGCTTCATGGCCGTGGATACCAGAGGCTTGTTGGCTTCCATCCAGGCTCCTGCAGCACATGCAGCCCTGACAACTTCTGCAGACATTTCCCGTATGGGTTCCAGAAGCGGCGTCCCCATGAGTGAAGCCACATACTTACCGGCGTTTCCCATAAGCGTCAGAGCGTTGGAAGTTGTCGCGCTTCTGGCCTCAAATTCCTTCAGCATGGAATCTGCGTAGCGCACAGGATTGCCGATCCGTTCAAAGTTTTCCCGGAGAGCTTTCGTATTTGTCATCAAGGGGCCGATGGCGACGGCAGCCTCTTCGCCGAACATGACGGACAGGTACTGGTTCCATTTCTCCTTAGGGATTTTTTTCTGGATGGCCTCCAGAGTTTTCAGGATCGTTTCCGGCGCGTCCTTCATCAGATTCTTCTGGAGCTGTTTCGGGTCAAGGCCTGCGTTTTGAAAGGCAGCCTTTTGCATATCGCTCATGGAACCGCCCTTACCCATGGCACGCATAAAAGCCTTGATGCCGGTAGCCGCGACTTCCGCTTCCGCTCCGCTGGCAATGACTGTAGATGCGAAGGCGGCGATATGCGTTTCCGTCAGGCCCGAGAGCTTGCCCAGGGGGCCGTACCGCTTGAGCACTTCGCCTATCTGCTTTGCCTGAGCAGCGTTGGAATTGGAAAGGTAGTTGACGGCGTCGGCCAGCGCGTAGGTTTTTTCCAGAGACAGGCCCATACCGGACTGCCACTTGGCCATCATCTCGCCGGATTCTTCGGCGGAAATGTCGAAGGCTACGCCCATCCTGGCGGCCTGTTCGGTAAAGGCCGCCAGATCCTTTTCCGCAACGCCGGACTGCCCGGCGGCGGCCGCAATCATGGCGAGCTGATCTGCGGCCATGGGAATGCGCAGCGACATTTCCTGAAGCTGTTTCTGAAGATTGAGCAGACCGTCAGGCGTCTGGAAGTCCACCACCTTGCGGATTTCGGCCATGGAATCTTCCATCTTCATGGCTTCCCGCACGGGGAGCCCTACAGTACCGGCAGCCGCGGCGCCGGTGGACGCTATGGCTCCC